TTAGAGTAATCCTTGATATTAGCTGTCATCTCTTTGGAGAGATTAGAATTATTTGGAATCTTCATTCCATTCTCCTTTCATATTAATCAAAGAATACTATCTTGTTATTATAGCTTCCATTATTATAGTATACAACTACTATATCATTTAGCTTTATTACTTAATAATTTCTTTAACTTGTAAACCTTTATTGATATCACACATAACTCTCACATATGTAGGTAGTTGGAATTCTTTCTTTCTTACACCACCATCATAATATTTGATAGTATATCTGCTAATAATATAATCATATAATTCTTTTAGATCATTATATTTAATGCCATATTTTTCAGCTACTAACGAAATCATAAGGTCTGCATCATGATCAGTATATTCAGCTAACGAAATAAAGTAATGAGGATCATTAAAATGAGATTTACAATCTTTAGGGAAAATAGATGCCAAGGTTAAGGCATGAATTAATATCTCTTTATTAAACAATAGAGTTTCATACTTCTTAAGTTCATCTTCTATCTCTACAAGCAATTCTGCTGCAGTTATACTAGTGGTAGTAACCTTATTAGTGTTTGTATCGAAATACTGTTTTTTGAGCATTATAATCTCACCTCATAAGCCATAATTAGAAGAAAAAATAATGAGTTTTATTAAAT